GTGACCCAACGCATGAGCAGATGGCTGGCAGGTGCCGCTAACACCCACCAGCCGCCCATTTTCACAGCAGGAAACCGCCATTACTGGCAGCGTCTGAATTTATTCCCGTACCCGCCGTTATCCTTCGCCAGACCCGCCAGAACTAACTGAGTCAGTATTAACTGGCACCGGGCTTCGCTTACTCCGGTAGTTCTCGTCATCATGCGTGGCGTTACCCACTTGTCAGCAGGTAAGAAATGAAGGACTGCGGCGGCGGTTTCTGTCATATCTTGCTGTTTTAGCATGTCTTTTCCCTTCTGGTTAACATGACATACCAATAACTCTTGTCTAAAAAGCCAGCAAGATAAAAAGCCAGTATTCACGACCACCAGCGTGTTTACTGTACTGCACAAGGTTTACAGGTACAAAAAAACCGCTCAGCGGCGGGTTTAAGTTGTGTGGCGAAGTAACCACTCTTAACACGATATAATACTTTTTGCGTACGCGTTAGGATTTTTATAAACTATGCGTCCCCATTCTCGCTATCTTTAGTCGGTCCTGGAATACACATGAAAGTTAGAAGCATAGGATTTACAATAAATAACAATAACAAAAATATTAATACCGTTGACGTAATGAATGCTTTTATCAACGCATCAAACAGAGAACACAGTCGCACAGACTATACTCGTAAAATTCTCATTTCGGATGTGAATGATTTCTATTATGGATTAGTTGTCACATTCAGAAACCAAAAAAAGAACTGTAAGTCGCAATTTGTTGATGGTAAATTCCAGCTTAAAATTGAAGATCTTCAAGGAAGTGACAAACTTGCTAATTTCAACTTTTTCTTAATTAAAAAATCTAATCTTTCTGGTCTCTATATGTATCACCACGGTTCATGCAGTCTGAACACTCTCTTTTCTCATTTAGAAACAATAAGTAATGAATTTATCAGAAATCAAAATAAAGAAGAAATAAAAAAACTTGGTGATAAACCAAAACAAAAAGAAGTAACTGCAATAAATAAAAAATACAAAGAAAGACTGACTTTCAGCCTTATGACAAATAAAAACAACATTCAGAGTGTTTTATGTCAATTCAAAGAGATTAAAAGCACAAGCTTTAAATTTAATTATATAGATTTTAAAGGTGGACCAATGACTGCGCTTGAACAATTTGTTAACACCACCACAATAGATATGAATTTTAATTCTAGCGACAGAACAAAAGTGCAACAACTATCTCAGAATCTTTCAAATATTTATAATTCTATGAGTGGAGTTGCTAAAGCACAGGTTATTGCAGTAAACCATGCAGGAATAGAAAAAACCATTGATTTTATGAACTGCCCTGTTTTTTTGAAACATACGATTTCGATATAATTGCCGATAAAGTCAATGGATTGACAAACGATAATTATACAACAAACCCTGTTTTTGATATGATAAAAGAAGAAATGCTGAACGGGACGAATAAAAATGCCTTTATATGAATGGCTAATAAATAAAAGATTGAGGTATCAGTACCTTACACTGCTTGCATTCTCGATCCTGGCATTGCTTGCACTTTACCTATTGTACAGAAACACACCTAAAGTAAGTGTTAACTTTTTTGATTTTTATCATAAAAACTTACGAGGCTATCTCTTCTCCGGTTTTATTTCCGTGGGCTCATTTTTATTGAGCCTGCATACCTTTGTTATAATAAATTTACGCGATAAGGTTTTTGCAACTCAGGAATATAAGGAAATTTATAGCATTGCCACTGGTATACCTATTGACAAAATCAATGATAGTGTACTTTATAAACCTTTAGACAATTTATCCTCATTTATTAATACATCAATATTATGTTCTATCACAACAGCAATTGCACAATTCACTATTGGACTTTCAACTAATTTATATGCATGCTTATTTTGCGTATGGCTTGCAATACTAACGGTATTTCTTTTATTACATTGCCTCATCATAATCAGACAAAATATTAAAATTTTATTAAAGCAACAGAGAAAAAAGGGGGTAATTCCCCCTAATATTACAACATTGAAAGCACACCATCCAGAAAACCAAGAGCTGTTTGCAACTCTTTTCTTATTGTCCCATCAGAACACTTCTGCTTCTTTGCAATAGTTCTTAGTGAGATGCCGATAACAAAATGAGCAATAACCAACTCATACTCTTCGGGCTTATATTTCCGCAATCGCGCAACACAGCTGTCAATCATGATTCCTTCATCATCATCGCATTGTTGGCGTGTTTTCTTTCCATGAGGTAGTAAACCTTTAAACCCTGCAGCAACAGGCTGCCAGTCCACACCACTGTTATCTGCTGCAGCCCATGCACCCCAGCGGTCCAATACTTCATACATATCACGCATCAACTTTCTCCACAAAATCAGGCCAGCACGCCAATTGCCAGTGCACGATCGATAAAACGAAATATCAGCTCCAGCTGGGAGCCATACTTCTCTTCAAATGCCACGGTATCCGCATGCAGCTCGTCGTGATGCTTTCTGCACAAAGGCAACACAAAGAGGTCATGCGCTTTTGTAGCCATTCCACCCTGACCGTGACCTATCAGGTGGTGGGGATCATCAGCAGGTTTTCCACAACATGCGCACGGCTGCGTCTTAACCCAGCGCGTGTACTTTTCATTAACCCAGCGGCGACGTTTGGGGCGTAACATAAAAGACTCCGGCGACTCCGGATCCACTTTCAGCGCCAGCACCTTTTTCGCCTTATCCTGGATGATGCTGGTGGCAGGAACCGAAGGCACAAGGTCACTTTCCCGGGTAACAGACGGCACAACAGGCTTCGGTAATCTCAGTGCCTTACGGGCTGCACTTTCCGGTAAGGCATCCGCCAGATCATTACGAATCAGCCACCAGCACAGTTCCGGCATTGTCACAACATGACTGTCATCAAAACCGAGATCCCGACGCACAACAGACAACACCCAGCGGGCACTGTTATCCGTTGCCATTGATTCCAGCCGTTCCGTGAACTGATCGCGCAGCTGGTTATCGCAGTGCCAGCACAAACGGATTGCGCCCGGAGCGTGTCGCATTGTTGTCATGTTCTCGCTGTGCCAGTCGGAATGAGGCCACTGGCAGCCTTTTTCACGAAGTAACCAGCTTTCAAGACATTCCACGCCACCAGCACGACGGATCACTGCCTCATTACGGAACACGGCCCGAACGGCAGGATCATCCGCCAGCGGTTGTGATGCCGCCGGAACGGCACCACTGGCGAAAGATGAATAACGTTCCGGCTCAGGCTCCAGCAAGACACGCCCCTGCATAAACAAGGGCATCAGCTCTGAACCTGGTCTGAACAATACGATCCCCATACGCGGGGCAATTTCAGGGGTCAGTAGTGCTCTCACGGTCACCTCAATGAACGGTATCGAGCAGCTTTAACAGCTCAGGGAATCGGGATTCGAAGAAATGCGGCTGCGTCTCGCGCGGATTTGCGGGACTGGTGATGTTCTTGCCGAACATGCAGCCTTTCGCTGTCAGCGACCAGAATTTTTTGATGTTGTTAATCGCGGTACGGCTGTATCGTTCGCGCTGCTCGACGATCCCCAGCTTCACCATCTGGTGATATGCCTGATTAGCCGTCAGGCGGATACCATACTGCTTCAGCAGTGCACTCAGCGACAGCGTAGGGCGGCTTGAACCATCTGGCGCATCAGCAGGTGCATCAATGGCATAGATCGGCATAAGTTCAGGAAGACCAGCTACCTTTGATAATTTCTGGTATGCACCAAGTTTCGAGGAGTTTGACAGATTTAGAGTCTTTGCTGCTGATTCAAGCAGAATGACCCCGGATTTAATTTTGTCGGATGTGGTTTCTTCTGGTGATGAATTATGAAGCGCATCAAAAGTACGTATCACTTTTAAGCTGAATGCCGGGCTGATCCACATTGCATATGCATAGACCAGCTCTTTACAGACATACGTCCCACCATTGCGCCCCTGAATGGTGATGACAGGAATACTACGGGAATCTCCCGTAGTTTCTTCTTCCAATAATTCCACAAGAGCCTTCGTTTCAGGACGACGCATAAACTCGTGAACTTCCAGCGAACGGGAGGAGCGATTCTCACCAGCGGCAAGAAGAGCAGCTTTCTGAAGGTCGTTAAGACAGTAGTTAGATTCGAAGTACTGGCGCACAGAAACGCCATCAATTACAAGCAACTGATTCATTGGTTTCTCCACAAATTTTTATCCACGAGCGGGACTGCACTCCCTTTTCGTTGATGCAGGATGAACTTACTGCGATTTTTAATAGTTATCAAGGATACACTGTTCATAAATACAGTATCTTTAACGAGGTAATACCCAAATTTAGGGTGTTGCTCAATTCCGTTACCGAGTTGCTAATTTGCAACTCGCTTTTTCGTACTTACTGATAGTGATCTCGACCTTCCCCTCCGGGATAACCGGTCCCCACTCCACCAGCATTCTTTTCACCTGACTGTCGTCTTCCCACACACCCGCGTGGGTCAGGGCGTCAAACAGCGCCTTGTTATAGTTGTCCAGATCGCGGATCCGGTTATCCGGAGGAAACAACACGATCTCCACTGAAGCAGGTGCCGACGTTGGTTTCGGCAGACGACGTAACTGCTCAACTATTGCTGCACACGCCGCGCTCTGGAATTTTCGCCCCGCCGCGCTTATCAGGCTCTTACCAGCAAACGCCCCTTTGTTGGGGTGTCGCCAGTACGTGTTCACGCTGGGCGGAAAAGGCAGTATTAGCTTCATACTTTCAGGCCCCTCTCATGTAACCAGTGGGTTGCACGCAGCCTTGCGTTTTCCTCACCGGCAAGCAGTGCGCGGATAATCCCGACCGCCTCGCTGTCGTCGTCCTTCATCGCAGTATGAAGCGTTATCCCCCGGGCCACGCCACGCTTTATCGTGATGACGCCTTTTTTCTCCAGTGCGCGAAGATGCTCCACCGCTGCATTCACCGAACGGTATCCCAGCATGGTTGCCACCTCCTGATTGGTTGGCGGGAAGCCACGTTCTTTCTGATAAGAAATCAGCATATCCAGCACCTGCTGCTGGCATTGAGTTAACGTCGTCATGCCGCCATCTCCCTGACCAGTTTTTCCGCCTGCTGGCGAACCTGCGCCAGAAACGCCTCACCACATGCCTCAAGTTCATCGCGCCCTATGTAGCTGATTGCCGGTCCCTTCCAGGTCTTGTCGAAAACAGCAATAGCACCAGCGAAGAAAGCACCTGTTGGCACCTGCTTTTCGTCTTTCGGGATAAACCAGGCAGGCAGTTCAAAACCAATACGCCCGCGAATAAAAGCAATATGGTCTGCATCTTCCGGCCACCACACTTCGCTGGTGGCAGCTTTGATCAGGAAAACATAGCGCCCGCCTTTATCACGCATAGCACTGGCATGTTTCATGATGTAACGCATGCCGGTGATGTATTGCCCCTCATGCTGACTGGCGCGGCTGTACGGGGGATTACCAAAGGCAGCACCTTTAAGCTCCGCAAGACGTTCTGACCAGTCATGCGCCAGCGCATTGTCTTCCGCAGTGTAATAAGCGGCACATTTGGCGTTATCACCATCAGTGAACAGATCCAGAACAAACGGGCCAAACAGGGTGTTAATTCCCCAGAAAATGTTGTCCGGCGTGCGCCACTGATCGCCCACTTCCTTCAGTTCATGGGCTGGTTTGTTCCGCAGCTCCACCAGCGCCTGGCAATATTTATTACTCATTAAGCCCCCACGTAATTCCCTGACAGATACCACTCTTCACCCGATGCAGCGCGCTTGCTGCTTTTCCGTAAGCACCGCTCACGATGCGCCAGAAAATTGTTTCGTTCTGGCTGGGAGTGGCTTTCACGGAATGCCTCCATCCACACCGTTGCAGCTCGACGGAATAAGCCCCTGGACTCCAGTTCTTCCGCCTGGCGAGTCAGGCACAAAATCACCTGCGGGTCGTTAGTGCCGACACAGAAATTGCGCACAGGTCTGGTTTCACGAACTGGTTGTGGTTCCGGCTCCTGTGCTCTCTCAGTCAGGCGCGGGAAATGTCTGCGTGTATCTCCTTCACAACGGTGAGCCACACGCCCACTCTGACGTAACTTGCTTGCTGACTGCAGAACGCGCTGCCGTGAGTAACCTGCAAAAGCATCCGCAATGTCTCCGGAAGTACACCCCGGATGGGCTTCAATGAATTTCTGAACTTCATTCAAAAGACTCATGATCACCCCCTGAATCCTGCCGGGATCTGGCTGTAGTCCACGTTGTCGTAACTGGCTTTGAAGTACGGGTCCTCGCGTCTGGCTGCAGATACCGCAGGAACTTCCCAGGATTCTTCGAAATGACGATCCGGACCAAAGAACGTGACAGCCTGTTTCACAAATTGTGTGCCGCTGTTACCCATCGCAGATACCCAGCCCGCGTAGCGTTTCACACCTTCCAGCATGGTTTCGGGTTTTACCCCCTCATTCAAACGGGCTTTCCAGGCTTTGAAGGCTGCAGATTTTGAATTGCCACCAGCACGTTTGGGGTATGCCAGCCATGCCTGCTCAAACTCCGGAGAGTATTCCGGTCGGTTTGAACGAACTCGCACAGACTCATCAGCAGATGCACCAACAGCTATTGGTTCATTGACTGGTTCTTTGACTGGTTCAAAAGAGTGACTGGTTCTGGGTGAATCTCCTGCACCACCCCCTGGTGCAACTCCTGCACTACCTGGTGAATTTGCTGCACCAGATAGTGAATTATTTGCACTACCCCCTAGTGAATCTCCTGCACCATCAAGATGAAGGAGATAGATATTACTTGAGTTACCTTTTTCACCTTTCCGGGTGACTTTTTTTACCAGCCCGGACTCACAAAGGGCCGCAATATGATTCATCACAGAACGTTTGCTAATCTCGCACTGGTCAGCAATATGCTGGTAGCTGGGCCAGCACTCACCCTGATCGCTGGCATTATCAGCCAGCTTGATCAGAACCAGTTTTCGCAATGGATTACCCACTCGAATTTTCATCGCTTTAACCATCAGCTCCATACTCATGCTGCACCTCCGAGATGCTTCATGTTTTTTCCGGAGCAAAAGGCTATAAGCGGCATACTGATGCGGTAATTACGGCCCAGCGGTTCACAAATCACCTTCTGACATTCACGGTCAACCAGGCTAACACGTAGAACATGCCCTGCAGGCGTGGTGTACCACTGACCCGGACGAGGACAACGGAAAGTATGATTGGTAAACCGTTTGAAAATATTCCGGATCATTTGCGCCCCCTTACCTCTGAAGGGTTCAGCGACAAATTTATGAGACTGGCCAGTAGCGCCGCGTCGTTGATGCGGTCATACAGACTTACAGCCAGCGGGGATTCGGCTTTTGCCAACATGGGATAAAGCTGCTGCAGCCAGACCTGATGAATTGATGAAATGTAGGAATAGAGAACGCTGGCGTTATGTGCAACGTCGCTCAGTACAGAGGGATTTGAAAGCTGTTTCTCCATCTGGTTAAAGGCATTGATGTATGCCTCTTTGAACCGGGCAGCACGTTTCCCCGTGAAGCCCATGGCAAGAAACGCAAAACCGTCGCGGGTGATTTGGTAACAAGGGAGTTTGCGGCCTGTGCAATCGGTGTAATCACTGGGCTGAAAATTCAGCTCAGTGAATTCAACAGAGCACTCAAGCGTCTGGATTTTTTGAATAACGTTTTTGTGCTGCTTGCAGAAATATTCGGCAACGGCCAAAGAAGAGGTAACAGCCTTCCCATGGATAACATCAATTTTAGGGTGAGTTTGGGTAGGGGTGGTTGCCATAGTGACATCCTCATGTGCGAATTTTGAAAACTCACCACATGGGACGCCAATCACAGAGGTGGTGAGACGTACAGGGTTGGCGTAACCGGTCGCACATGACCCCGGCGCATCTTTCGATGCCCCTGCACGCCCCACCATAATTTGGATGTGAGGAAACGTGCGCAAAAAAACCGCTGAAGCGCGGTTATGCGCATGTGCGAATTTCAGGACGCCAATCCCGGCACCCGCTTTATAAGGTGCCTGAACAGTGTAACGTCCCGGAATTGCAGAATCAATATGCTGGTGGTCCTTCACACTCAACAAAATCACGCCTGAATTTCCACAAAGGACTAAAGCACTCATGCGGGTAGTCTTTGCGAAGATAGATAACGCGCTGTGTTTCTGGCTCCCAACGAATAACATGGACATAAAGCCCTCTTCCGTCACGAAACCAGCGGTTAAGTTCCTGCACAACTCGCCCCCCACAGTCAGGTAAAGTTCTCTGTGGTTACTTACAGCCAGGTGATTTGGTAATCTGCATTCATGCCGTAACAACAGGTGTTCAGCGACGCTGACCACCAGCTGTTGCGACAAACGGTTATTTGCCGTTAAACTATTCATGCGTTAGTTTCTCCACAACCAGAAGCAATCGACGCCACGACGCCCGGAGCTGCACACTCGCGGGCGTTACTCTTTTCTGGAGCGCAGAAGATTTTGTAGACCAGTGCTGCATGCTCCTGGAGCTTCGAAATTGAAAGATACAGTTCGTCGTTAATTGCTGTCTTCTCATGCGGTTCCACTACACCGTCTTCGATTGCTGAACGAATCTGTCTGGAATAACTGCCGATCTGTTCAATGACTTCCAGCAGGCGCTGGTTTATATCGGCGTTCTCTACTGCCTCAATTTCAGGAAGCGATACGAACACCCCACCAGCAGACTGTGCGACAGCATCCGCAATGTAGTGAGTGCCAGCCGCACGCTGTAAAACCATTGCCCATCCCAGCGGGAAAATCTGATCGCCATCTGCACGAAGGCGGTTGAATAATGCGTTCTCTGTTACATCCAGCCACTCAGCAGCTTCAGCGTAACCCCCCGGCAACGCCGCGATAGTTTTTCTGACAGCTTTCACGTACCACTCAGGCTGTTTTTCCACTTTCCAGTGATGATTACCCACGGCTTACCTCCTGTTCCTGTGGTTTAAACCCATTCTGGTTTTGGCTAGATTGAAAACGTGCCGGATAAAGAATCTGCATTTCGCTGATTTCACCCTTAAAAAAATTGGCCAGACGTTCTGCAAGATCGATAGATGGAATTTGTTCCAGTCTTTCAATACGACTCAGCGTCGCTGGATTGACCTGAACGCCCGCAGCAACATGCTGCAAAGTAAATCCGTGCGCCTTACGCACATTCCGTAATGGTGATTGCATATAACCTCCACATATTGCGTGATGAGCATATTATTTCACGCAAATATTTTGCGCAAGTTGATTTGCTTAACGCGCAATAAAGAAATGTAATAAACGCATGAACATAGGAAACCGAGTCAGACAACTTCGCCAGGCGAAGAACATGAAAATCGCCGATCTCGCTGAAGCAATAGGAGTGGATGCGGCGAATATCTCACGCCTGGAAACAGGTAAGCAGAAACAATTCACTGAACAAGCCCTGAGTAATATTGCCAGGAGCTTAGGTGTTGATATCGCTGATCTCTTTACCTCAGACGTCAAAAGTAATACTGTATGTAAAAACAGTATTGGTGAGGATGTTGCGCAGGTGAAGGATGTATTCCGTATTGAAATGCTGGATGTCAGTGCCAGTGCGGGAAATGGCCTTATCCAGGGCGGTGATGTCATTGATGTGATTCATGCCATTGAATACAGAACTGATAATGCTGTATCGATGTTTGGCGGACGGCCAGCCAATCACATTAAAGTTATCAACGTTCGTGGGGACAGTATGTGTCCAACCATTGAGCCAGGAGATCTCATCTTCGTTGATATCAGTATCAATCAGTTTGATGGGGATGGTATATATGTATTTGGTTTTGATGATAAAATTTACGTCAAACGACTGCAAATGATACCTGATAAACTGCTGGTAATTTCTGATAATCAGATTTACCGCGAATGGGGAATTACCAGCGAAAACGAACATCGGTTTATGGTCTTTGGAAAGGTCTTAATCAGTCAGTCACAAACCCTTAAGCGACACAATTAACCCCTACCTCAACATCAATTAGCCACCAGAAGGTGGCTTTTCATTACCCACCAAATTGCATATCTCGCAATAAAAACACTTGCATAATGCGCAACTTCATTTTATCTTTCTTTCCAGACATACAAACAAGGTACTAACAAAATTTGGTTGTAACACGGCGTATGGCACATGCGTCGTTAGCGGTCTGGTGACGTTAAAGGGGACAATCCACTCCTTGCTCGGGCAAACAAACCAGGTAGCCGGAATGTGCAAGTCAATGATGATGCTGATAAGACGCCTAACCAGCGTGGCGATCCGGTTTGACGCCTGGGAAGAGACCAGGGTGCAACGATGAGGGCATTTATGGAACCGCGACAAAGTGTGGTGCCGTAACTGGCTAAGTGCTCTCAGCGTTGTGGTAATCCGCGAAATGGCGCGGCGGTAAGTATGGCGGGGTTACTCTTTCCCCGTTGAGGACACCGGATTGTCAGGTTGACCATACGCCTGAGTGACAACCCCACCACAACAGCCACTGCTTTGGCGGTACCAGTTTGTACCCTTGCTTCCGGCTGGTACCGCTCTTTTACAAAACAGAGAAGAGCATCACCGGACGACGGGCTCATAACCCAATCCATCCGGGCGGCTGTCACCGCAGGTGTTCTTCTCTGTTTTGTGGAGAAACCAACCGACCTTGCAGGGTCGGTATGATGAGGAGCAGCAAAATGGCTAGCGTACGCAGTACTGATGTGCAGGTATTTATCGTAGAACTGGACGGCGGCGTATTTGAAACCAAACTCGGCGCAGTTCTCAGTGAAGTCGCTTCCGGTGTGATGAACACGAAAAACAAAGGTAAAGTCTCGGTCAATCTGGACATCGAACCGTTTGATGAGAACCGTGTGAAAATCAAACACAAACTCTCATATGTTCGCCCGACTAACCGCGGGAAAATCTCCGAAGAAGACACCACCGAAACGCCGATGTATGTCAATCGAGGTGGTCGCCTGACTATTCTGCAGGAAGACCAGGGACAATTACTGACTCTTGCCGGTGAACCTGACGGAAAACTCCGCGCAGCAGGTCATTAATATCGTTCTTAATTAACTGATTATTTATCTCATCACTGAATATCTTAATATAGTGAGGACTTATTATGTCTCAGAACTTAGACGCAACCGCAATTAATCAAATCCATGCCCTTATTTCTGCTCAGGGTGTTAATGAAATTATCAGTAAGATTGGTGCCGATGCTGTGGCATTGCCTGAGAATTTCCGCATTCATGATCTGGAAAAATTTAATTTAAATCGCTTCCGTTTCCGTGGTGCGCTTTCCACTGCCAGCATCGATGACTTTACCCGTTATTCTAAAGATCTTGCAGATGAAGGCACCCGCTGCTTTATCGATGCCGATAATATGCGTGCCGTCAGTGTGCTTAACCTGGGTACTATTGGTGAACCAGGTCACGCAGATAACACCGCCACACTCAAACTGAAAAAGACAGCACCGTTCTCTGCTCTGTTGTCTGTTAACGGCGAGCGTAACTCCCAGAAGTCACTGGCAGAATGGATTGAAGACTGGGCCGACTATCTTGTGGGCTTTGATGCTAATGGTGACGCTATTAAGGCAACAAAAGCGGCTGCGGCAGTCCGTAAAATCACGATTGAAGCAAACCAGACCGCTGATTTTGAAGATAATGACTTCAGCGGCAAACGCTCTTTGATGGAGTCTGTCGAAGCGAAAACCAAAGACATTATGCCAGTAGCATTTGAGTTTAAATGCGTTCCGTTTGAAGGCCTGAAAGAACGTCCGTTTAAATTACGCCTCAGCATTATCACTGGTGATCGCCCTGTACTGGTTCTGCGCATTATTCAGCTGGAAGCGGTGCAGGAAGATATGGCTAACGAATTTCGTGATCTGCTTGTTGAGAAATTCAAAGACAGCAAAGTAGAAACCTTTATTGGTACTTTCACCGCCTGATTTCATTACTGCAAATGCCCCTGCGGGGGCATTTATGGAAACGTAATTAACTCAATAATCACCGGATGGTGAGGGCTTCCTTTTACCCAAATTCAGCGCGGTGCAGCGCATATACGTGGAGAACAAAATGTCATTTATTAAAACTTTTTCCGGGAAGCATTTTTATTATGACAAGATAAATAAAGATGACATCGTTATTAACGATATCGCGGTTTCCCTTTCAAATATCTGTCGCTTTGCCGGTCATCTTTCTCACTTCTACAGCGTCGCCCAACATGCGGTGCTTTGCAGCCAGCTGGTGCCGCAGGAATTTGCTTTTGAAGCGTTAATGCATGATGCAACAGAAGCGTATTGCCAGGACATCCCAGCTCCACTGAAACGCCTTCTTCCTGACTATAAACGGATGGAAGAAAAAATAGACGCCGTAATCCGTGAGAAATACGGGTTACCTCCTGTTATGAGCACGCCAGTGAAATATGCCGATCTCATTATGCTGGCAACCGAACGTCGCGATCTCGGGCTTGATGATGGCTCTTTCTGGCCTGTACTGGAAGGTATCCCGGCGACAGAGATGTTCAAAGTTATTCCACTGTCACCAGGCCATGCCTACGGGATGTTTATGGAACGTTTTAACGAGTTATCGGAGTTACGCAAATGCGCATGAATGTTTTCGAAATGGAAGGGTTTCTTCGCGGGAAATGTGTACCACGAGATCTGAAAGTGAATGAAACAAATGCTGAGTACCTGGTACGTAAATTCGATGCGCTTGAAGCTAAATGTGCGGCACTGGAAAACAAAATAATACCAGTGTCAGCTGAACTGCCGCCAGCAAATGAAAGTGTTCTGTTATTTGATGCTAACGGAGAAGGCTGGCTAATTGGCTGGCGTTCTCTCTGGTACACCTGGGGACAAAAAGAAACCGGAGAATGGCTGTGGACATTTCAGGTCGGGGACCTTGAAAACGTCAATATCACTCACTGGGCAGTAATGCCGAAAGCACCGAAGAATAAAAAATGAGCGTGATAAAAACTCATACAGGAATTGTTATCACCCGAGACGGTCCGCAGGTAAAAAAACTGCACCAGACAAAGCGGATGTGGGTCGTCGGAAAAAACGAGTTTTACCACAAAGAAACCGGACGCCGCCACTTTGCAGAAAATACTCGCCGCCGACTGCTGATCGATACCATCAAGCCTATCGAGGTGAAGCATGTTTAAACAGAACGAAAAATCTATCGCTCAAATTGCTGAGTATATCCCGCGTGCGTGCCGGGATATGCAGTTGCAGGAAGCCAAAGCACGCCTGGAGAAAAAAATTGCGCTCTATATCGATGACGGCTGTGATGCCGTCGTTCTTAACGCGGCGTTCGCGCCAGCTCTTAACAGTCATACGCGAAAGTCTTTTTTTTCGTGCATCGCAGCGCAGATCCGTAAAGGAGGCAACCAGTGAGCAACATTAACTATCAGGTACTGCGTGAAAAGGCAGAGAAAGCAACTAAAGGAAGCTACATCGTAGGGCATACATCTGTTAACCAACACGGCAATTTAACAGGAGTTTTTGTTTGTCAAAAATGGAAAGGAGAACCCGGTGGCGTGATTGCGGAATGTCATGTTAACTGCCTGATTGAATCAGATGCTCAGGCTTATGCAAACGCTGAATTCATAGCAGAGGCTAACCCGGCTACCGTGCTGGCACTGCTGGATGAACGGGAAAGAAACCAGCAATACATCAAACGCCGTGACCAGGAGAACGAGGATATTGCGCTAACGGTAGGGAAGCTGCGTGTTGAGCTTGAAGCAGAAAAACAGCGGGCAAAAGTTCTATTTATGGAAAATGCTCGGCTTAAGTCAGGCATAGCCGGTCTGATACACCTCGGTATTCGATATGCAGATGTTGAGGTCATGAAAATTGCTGGAGATGCCCAGCTTTCTACCCCATGCACTGACAGCATCATAAACAGCATTGCAACAGGCATTCGCATCAAAGGAGAGTGATATGGCGTTAACACACCACGAACTCTGTCAGATTGCGTACAAGTTCCTTAAGCGCAACGGGTTCAAGGTTTGCTTTCATGACCGCTTTGTTGCTGTAACCAGTACCGGAGAACAGCCAGATGCTATGGGATTCAGAAATTCAGCATCATGCCTGATAGAGGCGAAGTGTTCTCGTGCTGACTTGTTGGCAGATAGAAAAAAGCGTTTCCGTAAAAATCCCTCACTTGGCATGGGCGACTGGCGATTCTTTATTAGTGAGCCGGAAATTATTTCAGTTGAGGATTTACCTCCCGGCTGGGGATTACTTCACGTTGTTAACGGAAGAGTACGGAAAGTACATGGATGGCCCAGGGGTAATTGCTGTTGGGGTAATCCTGACGATAAGCCATTTACTGGGAATAAGCAGGTTGAATGCGATTACATGTTATCTGCATTAAGGCGCATGGAGTTGAGAGGGCACCTTAATGAAATATATGACGGTGTGATTGTTAATAAGAAAGAAGGAAACGCGGCATGATCACTATTACCAAAGGGCGACTGCTGACAATCAAACAGTGGCGCGAAACATACGGACCTGGTAGCAACGTTGTACTGCCAGCAGAAGAAGCGGAAGAACTGGCACGAATTGCACTGGCATCGCTTGAGGCAGAGCCGGTGGCGTGGAAGGTAACCTTCACGCAAATTGACCGTGAATATAACACGTTCACTGGTATGTATCCTGACAAAGCAGAAGTCGAACGGTGGGTGCGGCTGCATAAAGCATGTAATTTTCGGGCAGATATAACACCGCTTTATACCGCTCAGCCAGTGCCGGTAACTCCGGATGGTTGGATAAGCTGTAGTGCGCGAATGCCCGCTCAAGATGATTGGATTTTAATTTATTCAAAGCACGGCGAGTATATGGCAGGACAGGTAAAAGGGGAATACGTGGAGTTGAGCGACGGCACTTTATCGTGGTTAGGGAATGCCTTGTTCTGGATGCCGCTACCAGAACCGCCGAAGGAGGTACGCCAATGACCTAGCCTGAAGCATTTGCAATTGTAGTGGCTGCCATTTCGATCGCACTGATTGTTTTTGCGATTTGCCGCTGGGGGTAAAATAGTTCACCTGCATGGAGATTTGATGCCGGGGAATTGTGGGGAGCATTCAAACCTCTCCCCTTCCCGGTTAAAGACTCCATTGCTTTGCGGTCAGAGAGATACATCAGCTTCATCAGCTTAATGAAACGCATAGATCCGCCATGCTTTTTCAGCAAATACGCTGCCATTTGCGCAACTTTTTCTTCATTAAACATAAATCGGCTCTCTGTCTCACATGAAATACTCTTTCTGACTATATGTTAATAGCTCCGGTTATTACAGGTTAATGTGTGTTTATTTCTTAATCAGCCCCGCACTTCCGTACGGGGCCATTTCTGTTAATCCACTCCCACTTTTTTGTTGTACTCGCGGTTAAACCGATCCACGGCAACCTTCATATCCCGCTCTACCGATTTCACCATCGCCGACTGCTGCGCCAGACTGAGAGAACTGTCGGCATAAATGGCATCACGCTGTTTACGCAAATCCTTCAGTCTCTTCCGGGTATCCTGCATAAGCCCGTTCATCAACAATTTTCCGTTGTTCTCGTCAATGAACGCCGTTCTTTCTGCACCGGTCAGACTCTTCAGCTCTGCGTGATACTGCGCAACCTCTGTCATCCGGTCGTACATCTTCTGCTGGTCAACATACGGCATCACCTCACCCGAAATTTTCCCCAGGAAAGGCACCTGCTGTTCCGGTATATCAATACCATTCAGCGATTTCACCGCCGCATCCGTGGTTTTGGAAATGAAGCGCCCTGTACCACCAGAGATATAGTCAACCCAGAATTTCAGCGATTCCGGTGTGATATCCACCGCGCCGGAACGATACTGGCTGCCACCTGAGAACGCATTCAGCCAGGATGCAAACGCCTTGTACGCTTCTGGCGTTGAACGTCTTCCCAGCTGGCTGTCAGGTTTTGGTGTACCAAACGGCATGTTCTCCTGGTAAATCTGCGCCCCCATGAAGTTTTCATTCATGGCAAGATTCGCAAACGGACGCAGAATGGTCGGTGCTGCATTTTTCAGCAATGCCCCGGACAGCGTTTCCGACGTCTCACTGCCAATCGGGCTGAATGCACCAAGCACACCACCAACAACATTACCGGCAGCACGGGACGCCGTCAGGTCACCAGCAGCCACACCTTCAGAGGTATGCCCGAGCAGGAAGAAAACGTTGTACCCGTAAGGCAGAGGAATACTCCAGTACTCTCCGGCCCTGCCCCCGAACACCGATTTCATAATGACGAGGTTACGCTCTTTCACATGAGACGGCACCTTGTCATACCAGTTAACCCCGTCATCATCCTCACCCGCAACACTGCGGTTAAGCGAGCCAAGCAGATAACCCGCTCCCACAGCTGCAAGCGCGATTTTCTGCGGTACATTGAGATTCTTCCAGCGAAGGCGCTCCAGTAACGGCCCGTCGCCATTAAGATGTCCGAGCGTTCTCACCAGGTTTGCGGTCCCCTGAATGCTGGCGTTGGCAAACATATACAGCGAGTTCATCAGCGCTCCCTGCTCACCACGACGGTTAAAGTTCACCGTCATGTTTTTGGCAAGAGACGCCGCCTGCTGGCGTGACAAACCGGCATCACGGGCGTGCTTATAGGCAGAAAGACGCAGAGCGTTTTCAACCGCACCGTTGGCATCCTCGACAAGGTTAAGGAACGAATGCCATGCACCGATACTCTGGCCTTTCCATCCCCCCTTCGCCAGCGACACAAGGCGATCCATTTCCTTCTGCTGGCCTTCAAGGTCACCCATGTTAAACCAGCCGGTTTTACCTCCGTCCTCAACAAACTCTTTCCACACCTTCTGCCACTGTGCACCTTTGCCCGTGAGGGTTTTACCACGCAGACTGGCGTATACGGCTGACATGGCAGAACGGCTGTCTTTCACCACAGCCAGCGCGGATAAGTTATCCAGCCCTTTCAGTTTACCGTCGCTCCTTCCCTGCTCAGCCTTCAGGTTCATCACCGCAGTCTGCACGTCACGGATGAAGTTACTGACCAGAAATTCCGGGTTATACGACGTGTTCACCGTTGCCAGGAAGCGGTTAACTTTCCCCAGCGTACGAACAAAGGCATTACTGGTTTCCGGCCCCATACTCTTCATCGCACGCATCAGGCGCGGATCATGAAGTTTAATGTAGTAAGTTTTGCCGTCCTTTTTGGTGGTGAAGTACCGATCCGCCATCATTGCCATCGGCACAGGGCGCTCGACAACTTCGCGAATGGTTTCACCAGTTTCCTGGTCCTTGCGCTCTGCAATCACACGCATGGTATCCGGTCTGTCATCAGTGAATACCTGCCAGTAATCCTTGTCGGGATTATCCTGCACCAGTTTCAGGAAGGCGTTACCCACTTCATTTTTGCGATGGCGGATCAGCGATTCACTCAAATCCTGTATCGCCTGAGTGGAAGGAGACTGTGCCCGGGATGCACGCCCCATGGCCTGCCTACTTTCACGCCCGCCGATGGTGAAGCCCTTACCTGTACGGGGCAGTGACACCACACCGTCAACATCCTGACCTTTCAGGGGAACGTAGTAACGGTAGGCGTTCTGCCAGGCATCCACCACACCGCTCTCTTCAAGTCCGGCCTCACGGATAAGCTCACGGCGACGGGCCAGCATATCGTCAATAATCCCTGCCAGACGGTCATACTGTGCCTGTTTGCCACTGTTACGCACACGCTGCATGATTTCCGCCGCTTCCGCGTTGGTCATCCCCGAACCGCCGTCCGGCATTTTCGGGTTGATTTTCGCAATATGCGCGTTACGTTCCGGCGCGTGACGGGCGTAGAGGTACTCATCCAGATCGGCCTGCGCAATTTTGTAGTCCGCCAGTAATTTAGCCAGTGGCTGAACGTAGCGCTCCTTCATCACGTTCAGGTCGTTTTCCGCCTTCCCGTGGAAGAGTTCTTCCGCCATATAAGCGTTGTTACTGTCGTCCACTTTGCCGCCAGTTTTACGGATATTCTCCTGAACAGCTTTCAGCACCTGGAATTTATCCTGCATCTGGCGCACAAAACGCGATGCAATTGTCTCTTCCG